CTAATGCCATTATATGTTTACTATTTGTATATGTGTGAACCGCATTTGTAACAATTACAAATTGCTTCACGCTAATATCTCCTAGTTCCTTTATAGATAAAAAGATACCTGAGCCTGCTTGAACAATATTACTACCTATACATTTGGAAAGAGATAACTTCCTAAATACTTTATTCTTATAATTCAATATCTTTTCTGCCCTTATCTTTAGTTGTGCTTCATTGGCATCATCTGTCACAACTTCGTGAAATTGGAGTACGCCCCATTTTGCTTGATTACTCGTATCCTCTACTATATATACATCTCGTTTTTTAGTGGTCTTATTATCTCTTGCTAATTTAACCTTATTAGCTGTATCGGAATCAATAGATGATTGATAATTATAGTCTAATAGTAAACTATCATCACCTATAATTATGTTAGTCCTCAATGATAATAAGTCTACATGCTCTAGCGTTCCAAAGTTATCTCTGAGTATATACCATTTACCAGTATCTATTAATGTCTTATCAATTCCATACTGTACGACATCAAATAATGATTTGTTGTCATGTATTTTATTGGGTACTATATAAGTTGAACTATTAACTATACTATATTTTATTTTAAAATCTTGACAAACCTTTATAAAAATGGCGTCACTTGTCATTCCCTTAAATATATAAGTCTCAGTATTCTTCATGTATCTTAATTGATTATAGGCAGTTACTTTTATCTTGCCGCCTTTACTTCTATCTTTTTGAAATACCCAGCCATAGAATATCTTATCATTATCCTCTTTAAATGATACTGGTGAGCCCTCAAAAAAGTCTACACTCCCATCCTTAATGAAATCAAATGTTAGTTTACCTGGCTGACCTTCCATCTGAGTTGTCCATTCGATATTGTCAACTAACTGACTAATATCGAATAACTCCCCATTCTGGTTGTTTTTTATTAATACTTCTATCATGATTTATACCCCCTCAAGATTCAATACTTGACCTACTTTTATGGTATTGGGATTTAAACCTATTATCTTTTTATTCTTATTATATATAGCTAAATACTTATTGCCATCACCTAGTTGACTCTTCGCTATCTTCCATAGAGTATCACCGGTTTTTACCTTATATTTTTTATCTACCACTTTAGTAACTACTCTACTACTTGTTTGAGATTGTACTTCTTGAAGTCCAGTTGTAATATTAGTAGCTACAACTATCTGCTTAGCTGTGAAAGGCCTATATCTTTTTAACAATAATGTATACTCTATGTCATCTGTACCCGCAGAACGCTCGTATTCAAACGATTCAATGGTTACTGGTATGTTTATATAGCAATTAGTTACAATTAACTGCACGGGCTTCTTGTCTATGAGAACATTGTTAAAGAAATCTATATAATACATTGGAGGCTCAAATTGACCAGTTGTGATCACATAAGGACCTGAAACAGTAGCTGGTAGAAAACACTTAATTTCAATCTCTGCTAATTTAGCTTCTCTTATTATTGTGACTTCCCCTAAATTTATCATACTTTCGCTTTCATTTTTACCTTGTTTCCTAACTCTTAAACTCGGAGGGTTAACAGGTAATTGAATAACTGTATTATTATACTCAAAAAAGAATCTTATCATATTATATACCCCCCGTAACAAGTGAACTTGCTAAAGCTTCTTCTGTCATTGTAGCTATAACATTTAGTAGGTTATTGACATCTACCGTTTCTCTAACATCTCCAAAAGTAACTGACATCTGTGGTGTTATTTGTCTATAGCTAACTGCAAATTCCTTTGCTGCTACATCTTTTAAAAGTTTAAGGTCCTCATCACTAATATCAACTGCATCCTTTATCTTGCCCACTTCACCGACTTTACCTATATTAGATTCAAAAGGTGCTTTTGCTTTATCAATTCCCATTTTGACTTCGTCTATCCATTTATTTCTATTAACTACTCTTTCAGTAACATTAGATGCTCTCTGTGCATCCCTTTCCTCAATCCCTCTTGCATCCTCCGCTAATATATCCCCTCTTGCTGTTGCCGCATTAATTTCTTCTTGTGCAGCTGTCTTACCCATCTCAGACCATTTCATTATTGGAATCGATACTCCAGGTATTAGATTTAATGTTTGTAGTAATCCATTTATCATACCTATTACACTATTGATAAGTGCATCTATAATAGCCAATATACCTACTTTCATTATGCCTACAGTTGTCAATACTCCAAACCAAACTAGTTTAAAACCGAATCCTACTCTCTCAAAGAAACTAATAAATCCATCCCAAGCCTTTGTCATGCCTGTGGCTGTTTCTTCATTAGTTACATATAAATATCCAAGAGCAGCTATTAAGCCTACGATACCGGCTATCATTAATGCTGTGGGATTTGCCATCATAACCGCATTATAAATAGCTTGTGCAGCTGCTGCTGCTAATGTGGCTGCTTGCATAGCCCATGTTATTACAGTGAATGCGGCTATTGCAGCTCCTATTGCTATTAATATAGGTGTAAAGGGTTGCATTAACTTAAATAATCCTGATATATTGTCTATAACTATTACTAATGCGGTAGCTATTAGTTGCATACCAATTGAGAAGGTATCTATAAATTGTATCATACCTGGTGAGTTTAACATAGTAGTTATCCTATCAAATACTTTTCGGAATGATACGAGTGCTTTATTGCCCATCTCATTGAATGCACTAGCGAATGTCCTAGGTATTGTTTTAAATTTCTTATTAATATCTTCTCCAGCTGCAAACATCGCACCTTTGATGATATCAGCAGTAATTGTGCCATCCCTTGACATTTTCTTCAAGTCGCCTCTACTTTTTCCAGTATATGTCGCTATTGCTTGTGCTAGCATCGGAGCAGTTTCCATTATTGATCTAAATTCATCTCCTTGTAATTTACCTGATGCTAGTGCTTGCGTCAATTGATACATACCAGATTGCTGTTCCATTGTAGATGATCCACCGACTACAAATGATTTCTGCATTAACTCTGTAAATGCTACTATTTCCGCTGTGCTACCGAAAGCGTCACTTGCTAAAATACCTATTTTGGCTATTGATGATGCCATAGCTGTATATGAACCCCTACTTCTATTTGCCGCAGCAAAAACTTCATCTTGTAATTCTATTGAAGTTTGCAATCCATCATTCATTAAGTCTAATCTAGCGGCTGTCATTACAAATTTATCTGGTATTTCCGTTATATCTCGTAAGCCATAAAAAGCTGCTTTAATAACTGTTATAGCGGCAGCAGCTTCCATCAGTGGATTTCGCCAGTTAGAGAATGATCTACCCACATTGCTAGCAACCGGTGGTATTTGACTCAAACCATTTTGTAATTGATTTACCGCAGTTGTAGTGCTCTGTACAGCCGCTCTAGCGGCTATTAGATCAGCCGGTGAAGCAAATCCACTACGAACACGACGCTCTAACATCATCATAGCGTGATCAGTAGCGGTTAGGTTTTGTGTTAAATTATTCAGAACCGGTGACATTCTATCATTTAATGTTATAGTATTTCTAACGGTGGCCATATTAACACCTCCTATTTCTTGCCAATTTTTTTAGTTTCCACTTCTTCTGCTTTTACCTTCTCGTCAATCATTGCCATTATTAATGCCTTTTCTTTTATTGGAAGATGTAGAAATTTAGACGGTTCCCAATGCAGTTTATGCAATGCATAGTAGGCATACCAGGTTTCTCCATCACCTTCCGCTAGTAGTTTTTTGCTTCTTCCTTCGCCTCATTTATGTCAATATCAAATCCTGATAATTTAGATATATGCTCTGCAAGTGTAGCTATTTCTCCAGCTAATATAGCTTTGTACATGAATTGCTCACTTGTTTGGCAACCTGCTTTTGTTATACTTGCGGCATCTCTAAAGTTAGGCTCTATCGTATTATTAAGAACTACTAATTCATTAAACTTTTTTGAGTCAAATTCCTTTATCTTGTTCTTGGATAGATTAACTGATATTCTTTGGTATGTCGAAAATTCATCACCTGTCATTGCTTTTATTTTAAACTTTAGTATCTCACCTGTTTTACTATCTGTAAATCTATTTGAAACGAATACATCCGCTGTAATATTATCAACCGGATTATCTATTAGAAACTCCATTAAACTACTCATAATTTCACTCTCCTTTTAAAATAGACGTAAAACTTCTAATATATATTGAGTTTTACGTCTTCCAACTATCCCTGATATTATTTATAATGCTGTGAATTTGTTTAGTATATCGGCATCTCCAAATGTGAACTCTAGATCTTCTTCTAGTACCTCACTATCCACATCAAATTTCGATAGGAATGTAGAGTCTATATTACACTCATATAATACTATTGTCTGTTTACCTGTTGCACTACTTGTATCTTCATTGGTTAGTATTAGTTTAAAGTAGGTATCTATTCCTGTTTTAATATACTTTATAGCTAATTCCCTAAATACTGATGATACATAGTATACCGTCATTGATCCTGTGCCTTTCCAGCCAGTTGCTTTTGATTGCTCTCCTCTTTTACCAAGAGACTTTACAGGAGTTTTCGTTTTTTCAAACTTAGCTTCTACCTTTTTAGCATAGAATAGATCTTGTAATACTCCATCTATTTCTACTACTGCTTTAGCTTCTTGCCCGCTTATTGTATCACTTGCTTTAATAAACATATTGATTACCTCCTTTTATTAGATTTAGCCGACGAGTACAGTCATGTATAACTTCTCCATAGCATCAACTGGTTGAACAGCTAGATAGGCTATAACTGCATCAATAGCACTTCCCTCTTCTACTTGAACATCATCTACTCCAGCGAAGTCAGTTATTGCTCCAATCTTTTGTAAGCTGTTCATAAACTGTATGATATCTGCTTTAAATAGATTTCTACCATCTGCGTTATTATCTACCTTGCCTATATAGCTATTTTCATATCTTATTTTAATTCCATTATTAACTTCGTCTAATGTTCTTATGATTCTGTTTTTAGACATTTCATAACCCTTAGTTTCAACAAATGTATGGAATGTATTTATATCCTGTTCAATAACTATACCGCCATCTTGTCTAGTAGATAAAACTAATTTACCTGCTGCTAGTGCTAGTATAATAGCTGCATCGGATTTAGGTGTAGTTATACTTACTGCTCCCTCTATTAATCTAAAAGTATTTGATTGATTAGCATTAGAACCGGCTGTAAGACCTGCCATATAAGCTACAAATATTACATTTGTTATGGTTTCTGTATCTGTTGAAAATCCATCGTCTACTGATATGATTCCTTCATAATCTGCTTCATCGTAATCATACATAACTGCTTGAACTTTCTTGCCTGATGTATCTCTTAGACTTAGTATATAAGCTTTAACCTCTGCTTGTAATGACGCATCTGTTGAAGGTATACCCATTGTATTCCAACTCAAGCCCTTCATTGCTGCTAAATATGTTGTGTAGGTACCTGTTGATATTGTACCATTTGTTCCTGTTGTCAAAGTAACACCCGCGTTAGCCGCTAAAGGCGATGAACCTGAGAAGTCTACGAAGTCATTTGATACAAGTGCTGCTATTGTCGCAACTAATTGACTTTCAATCTCTACATTTTTGTAATAAGTGTGAACCCTAAATAATATACCTTCCTCAACTATTATTACCTTTACATCATTACCTACAGTTCCAGCATATTTTGCAGTGGCTGTAAGATTACCCAAAGTACCTACTGCCTTTGTACCGCCAGTATCAATTCTATAAATTAAAGCTGTAGCACAATTAGCTAAAGCCTGTCTAAATATTAATGATACTGAATCACTAGCTACACAACCTATCTTAGCAAGACTTTTACCATCTACTAAATCAGTGCTATATAGTGTTATAACCGTAGCCGCAGGTCCCCATGACATAGGTATTGG